TTGAGCGTGATTCTTGAAAATGTCGGCTGTGCCTGTCACTCTGTATTTGGGAGCTGAGACACGGCTCCCAGAAACGGGAGCAAAAAATGACATCAGGTGAAATTGGTGTGTTTATATTTATGGTGCTAGCTTGCATTTTGTGGGCTATTTGCAGCTATGCGATTGGATACAAAGAAGGCCATAAAGATGGCTATCAGCGAGGCAAAGCCGTGGGCCGCCATGCATCAGGTCAGGCGGTGCGCTAATGGCGTTTATGGATAACTACGAAGGCAACAAAGAGCGCACAGATCGCTGGATTGCCACATATCCGCAAGGCCGGCTTGAAACGCACATTGTGGAATTTAATGCCGAAAAAGGCTATGTGCTGGTTCAAGCCAAAGCATGGCGCAATCAGACAGAAATTGATCCGGCTGGCATTGATTATGCACATGGGTTTCTTGCAGCTTACAGCGAGAAAATGAGGCGTTGGATGGTTGAAGATACCTGCACCTCAGCTTTGATGCGCGTAATGGCTTTGGTGATGGGTGGCACGGAAAAGGCCACAAAAGAGGTTATGGCATCGGTTAAGACCGAAACAGCAGCTGCCGACTATGACTACTGGACAACAAAGCATGGTGATGTTCCAAGCTATAAGACCAGAGAAGAAGCTGAACAAGCTGATGAAACAGGATGGGCGGTCAATGGCGTGCCAATGTGCGCACATGGATCAATGCGATGGAATCAAAGCAAACCCGATGCACCTAAAGCTTGGGCCGGTTACTTTTGCAGCGAGAAAATTAAAGAAAAACAATGCAAGCCTCAATGGCATGTATTGACCAGCGATGGCACTTTTAAGCCGCAGGTGTAATCATGACAAAAAAACGATTGATTTTATTACTTACAATAATTCAAATTCTTGTATTGACTGTGATGATGTGGTGGGTGTTCAAATGAGCGGCCCAATTGAAATAATTAATCCAAGAACTATGACTTGCACACTCATGGAGGATGGCGTAATTATTGCAGAATACAAAATGGAGCAATGCGACAAGTGCTCAAGGCTGGTCAAATTTGATAGTTTCGGCTATCAAAAAGGTTATGACCGCACAGAAAACATTATTTGGTTTTGTGGTGATTGCCGATGATAGATCGCATTGAGGAGGTGCAATGCATGATTGCAGCCATATCACATTGCCATGACAGGTCAGCGGACCACAGCTCACGCATAGTCAAAAACCTTTCATGGTTTGAGTATGTCGCACAAATGGGCGAATCAATGCTGGCTGAGCTAGTAGTGGCCAAGCGATTAGGTTATGAGTATCAACCTGGCATCACATGGGATAAATCAAAAGCCGATGTGGGCGAACACATTGAGGTCAAATGGTCAGCCAATCCCAACAGCAATTTGTGGATTCAAGAAAGCGACCGAGAAGATCGTGACATTGCGGTGTTAGTAACAGGCAACGCACCAAAGATGCATATTGTGGGCTGGATGCCCGTAGCTGTGGCCAAAAAGCCAAGATACAAAAACACTAGCCAAAACAATTGGACTGTGCCACAGGCTAATCTGCAACCAATTGAGACACTAGCAAGGAGCAATTATGCACATCCTGCAATTTGATTGCGCAATATGCAAGAAGCTTTACGGAAAGCCTAAGCAACGCTTTGGATTAAAGAAAGGTGCCGAATTAACAGAACATGAGTGGTTTGCTCAATGCATGGGATGTGGCACATTTGGCATCAAGATTGTTGATGATAAGCGAATCGCTGAGCTAAGCCAATGAGAAAGTTATCCACAGGTGTTATGCACAGGTGTGCGAAACCTGTTGGAATCGCCCAAGATTACGCTCGGTGTTTGACAGCATCATTACCATCTACACGAGGTAGCGAGCCGGTGAGCCGGATAGCTCGCAGCCGCTGTTTGATGATTTGGGCCGTGCTCTGTGTAATTGGCATTACACCGGCTTATGCAACAAAAGATGTTAAACAAACTACATCAATTGATTCATTAAAGCTGTATGCACATTCAAGGATCATTAACTACAAAGAGTTTCAATGCTTTAACACATTGATAACCAAAGAAAGCAATTGGAGAGTAGAAGCTATTAATCCCAATGGCAATCACTTTGGCTTAGGCCAAATGCGTAACACTAAGTATCGCAACCTTGATGGGTATCGCATGATTGACTGGACTTTGCGCTATATAAATCACAGATATTCTGGAAAGATTTGCGATGGTGCATTGGCACATTGGCGAAAGCATGGGTGGCATTGATGTCCAGCGGCTGGAAAGGTGGCAGCTCAAGGCAATGGCGTAAGATTAGAGAGTTAGTGTTAAAGCGTGATGGCTGTTGCCAGCAATGCGCCCAAAGCGAAGGCCCAATGCACATTGATCATGTAATACCAAAGCGTTTAGGTGGAGGAGATGAGCTGTGGAATTTGAGGCAATTGTGCCAAAACTGCAATTTAGCCAAAGGAGGCCGTTTTTTTGATACGGAAGGAACACCCCCGACTCTCCATGGTGTGTTTATACCCCAAAACGAGTCGATAAGTCATGATTAAGGATGAACAGGTCATAGTTGTTGGCGATACGGCTGAACTAGGCTCAGATGGGCTGGAATCGGTTTTTTTGCCGGTAACAGCTCCACGAATCCACTCACCGCTCAATGATTTGCCTTCACGCGGCTTTGAATTGATTGATTTTGCTGACCAAATCATTGATGGCGGCTTTATGCCATGGCAAAAGTTTCTGGCCGAGCATTCTCTCAAGATAAAACCCGATGGTCGCTACCATCACCCAATTTCGGTGGCCACAGTCGCACGCCAAAATGGCAAGAGCACTTACATGATGGCCAGAATTTTGATGGGTTTATTTCATTGGCAAGAGAGCTTGCAGGTTTCAACAGCTCACCGGTTAGTGACATCGCTGGAGCAATTCCGGGCAATTGTGCAGATTGTAGAAAGCCATGATGATTTGGCTAAACGCGTCAAGCGGATTAGGTGGCAACATGGAGCCGAGGAGATAGAAACCTTGGAAGGATCACGATTTATCATCAAAGCTGGTGGATCAGCAGCTAGAGGTTTATCAAAACCCGAAAGCATCCACATGGATGAAATCCGAGAGTTGCACGACATGGAGACATTTGCCGCAATGCGATACACATTGATGGCTGCCAAAAATCCACAGGTCAATTGCTTTTCTACGGCCGGTGATTCTCACAGCATTGTTCTCAATCAATTGCGAGAGCGGGGATTGGCCGCAGCTAGTGGTGCATCCGATGATGTAGGCTATTTTGAATGGTCAGCACCGACTGATGAAATTAGCTTGGAAAATGCAGCTTTTGCCAATCCCGGATTGAATATAACAATCCACCCCGACAATATCCGAGCCGTCTTCAATGATCCTGCCGATGTTGTGCAAACCGAGGTTTTAAATCGTTGGGTGCAGACAATCTCAAGCGTTATTGGTGCCAAAGAATGGCAAGAATGCGGAGATGAGACAATTGACCTTGATGAGGATAAATTGACATGGATGGCCATCGATATTTCACCAGACAGAAAACATTGTGCATTGGTTGCGGCTCAAAAACTTGGATCAGAGAGCTTTGTGATAAAGCTGCTGCACACATGGGAAAACACTATTCAGCTAGATGATCGGGCAATTGCCAATGATGCAGCTAGTTATTGCCGGAAGTATCCCATTGAGTATTTGCTTTATAGCAGGCGCACATCGGGAGCCGTAGCAGCTCGAATGCAGCCAGCCGGTATCCCAATTCATGACATGGATGCCGATTACCCGCAAGCGTGCGATGAGCTTTTAGGTGCAATCAATTCTGGCCGTTTAAAGCATCGCAATCAATCATCACTTACCGAGCAAATGCTTTCGGCTGTGCAATTGCGGCGCGGTGATGGCGGTTGGGTTATTGGAAGGCGTGCCAGCCAATCGGCCGTGTGTGCTGCCGTAGCAGCCGCGCTATGCACTCACTATGCGACACGCCCGGAAACGGATATAGATATTTTAGTGGGTTGATGCTTGACATTTTGAGAAAATGCGCCCATGGGATTATTTGACCGCAAACGCACAATTGAAGCTGTCGCGCCTATGCGCGGTGCTGACATAGCTGCATCGATTGGCCCGGCTCCGACACTCGATGCGTTTTATCCATTTGGTGGAGCTGATTATCTTGCAAGCCGTGAAGAAGCAATGAGTGTGCCGGCAATTGCACGCGCACGAAATATGATTTGCAATTCAATTGCCACAATTCCAATGATTACTCGCGACAAAACAACAGGTCAGGTTATCGACCAACCGGTTGTTATTAATGATCCAGATAAACGCGTGCCGGGAGCTGCATCTTGGTGTTGGGCAGCGGAAGATTTATTATTCACGGGATTTTCTTACTTTCAAATAATGTCGGAATTTGCCGACACCGGCAGAGTGCGCGAGATGTGGCGCGTTGCTCCCAATCGTGTTGGTGTTTTCTTAAACGATAAAGGCACACAGATTGAGTATTACACAGTCGATGGCATGCAGGTGCCATATACAGGCCTTGGATCGCTTGTTGTGTTTTATGGCAATGATGAAGGTTTATTGAATAGAGCTGGTCGAACAATTCGCGCAGGTGCAGAGCTTGAGAGAGCTGCCGCAATGTATGCACGCGAACCCGTGCCATCAATGGTTTTGAAATCTAATGGAACAGCATTGCCAGCTGACCGCATTGCAAAACTGCTTGATGCTTGGGGCGCAGCTCGCAGAAATCGTGGCACAGCTTTTCTCAATGCTGACATCACAATGGAAACTGTCGGCTTCACACCGGAGCAAATCGGCCTCAACGCAGCCCGGGAAATAATCGCAACCGAACTGGCCCGTGCCGTTGGCATTCCGGCTTACTTTATTGATGCGCCGACTGGATCATCCATGACCTATGCAAACGCCAGCACGGCGCGTCAAACTCTTTTGGATTTCTCGCTGCTCCCGTTGATGAACAGCTTATCCTCAAGACTTTCAATGCCAGATTTTACGCCATCAACACAGCGAGTGGAATTTGATTTGAAGGCATATCTCCGCGGATCAGAAAAAGAGCGCGCAGAGATTTACAAGATTTTGTTCGACATCGGAGCAATCACTACCGATGAAATTAGACAAATGGAGGACATGATCTCATGAAGCTAACAACACCGATGGAAATCACAGCAGCTGATTCCGATTCAAGAACAATCACCGGGCGCATAGTTGCATTCAACGAGCAAGCAAACGCAAGCACAGGCAAAGTTACTTTTGCCCGTGGATCAATTGTGCCTCAAGATGTCTTTTTAAACCTTGAGCATGACAACACACGCAGAATTGGAAAGAGCATTGCCATGAGTGTGAATGATAAAGAAATGACAGCGACTTTCAAGATTGCTAACACCACAGCCGGCACCGATGCGCTCACAGAGGCAATGGAAGGTTTGCGCGATGGTTTCAGCATTGAACTGGCCGTTGATAATTATGAAATGCAAAAGGATGGCACTATGAAAGTTTTAAATGGCCAGCTCAAAGGCGTTGCACTAGTTACCGAACCAGCCGTGCGATCTGCACGCGTTTCAGAGGTAGCAGCATCAGAAGATTCTGAAACTGAAACAGTTACAGAGACAACAAACCCAAATGAAGGAGACAAAGTGGATAACACTACCGAAAACACCGCTCCTGCCGCTGAACCGGTAGAGGCTCCAGCTGAAGCTGTGCAGGCATCACGACCTGCTTATTACACAGCACCACGATCACCAATTGTGTCAAAGGTTTCATACCTTGAGCACTATCTAAAGGCAACAATTCTTCATGATGAAGATTCACGCCAATATGTAAAGGCAGCAGATAACACAACAGGAACAGCACCCGGAATGGTGCCAACACCACAAAGCACACAGGTTGTTAATGCATTGGCTAACGCTGATCGCGGAATGATTGATGCGCTAAGCCGTGAAACGCTTGTGGGCGAAGGAATGACTTTCGAAATTCCGCGTGTAACTGCTGTGCCGACTGTGGCCAATGTTTCAGAAAATGCAGCTGTTACAGAATCATCACTATCAGCAACATTTTTGAGCGTACCCGTTCAGTCATTTAAAGGTAGAGCCATATCTACTGTTGAGCTCATTGATAGATCACGGCCTGAGTACCTCACCGCGCTCCTTCAAAATCTTGAGTTTGCTTACGCAAAAGTGACTGATGAATTTGCTGTTGGCACTATTGCTGGTGCAGGTCAGCAAACTGGTGTGAATGCAAACTCATCAACAGGTTTCTTGGCTTACACATCTCAAGCTGCTGGTGCTGTTTATTCATCATCACTTGGCTTTGCTCGCAACATCGTTGTTTCTCCTGGACAATGGACAAACATCATGGGCTACAACGACAATGGCGCACCGCTATACAACGCAGCGCAACCATCAAATGCAGCCGGTAATGTGAGAGGCGATTCATTGCGCGGTGTAGTTTCACCGGGTCTGAACCTCTTTGTTTCTCGCTCAATTGGCAACGCTGGCCCAACAACATCAACCGGAGATTTCTCAATGGTCGTTGTTAATCCAGATGCTTGGACATGGTATGAGTCACCACGCTTTACATTGCGCACAGCAATCCAGAGCGATGGAACCATTGATATTCTTTACTACGGCTATGCAGCAATTGCTCCAAAGATTCCATTTGGCGCATGCTGGAACCAGACCTGAGCCGAATAACAAATCACTATCGGTAGCGGTCGCTCCCGAACGCTACTGACACGAAAGGAACCGAGATGCCAGCAATAGTCACAGCCTCACAGCTTAGATCAATTCTTGGTGTCTCGGTTTCTTTATATTCTGACGCACAACTTGATTCATTTATTGATTCAGCCGAGCAAACGATTTTGCCTTTACTTACGCAATACCAATCATCGGTGACTTTTGCCAATGTGGATAATGCCGTCATTTATTTCACAACTATCCGGCCGAATTATTTTGTGCCGGGGCAATCTGTCATTGTTACCGGGGCCGGAACTTACAATGGCACTTACACAGTCACCGATGATCGGATTGAGCCATTCACATTTACAGCGGCCACAGCTGCCGCGGATCGCACATACCCATTGCCATTTATACCAAGCGCATTGGCTACATTAAGCGGATCATCAGCTGCACAGCTGTACGCCAGCACACCGCCAATTGAAAACGCAATTTTGGTTGTTTCGGTTGAGATTTTCCAAAGCATTACAGCTCCCGGCAATCAAATTATGGCAGACAATTTTCAGCCATCACCATTTGTGCTTGGTCGCAGCTTAACAAATAGAGTCGTTGGCCTTTTAGGCCCATTCTTGGATGTTGAGGCAATGTGCCAATGACCATTGAAGCTGACATCCGCACGCCATTGCAGACCGCACTTTCAACAATTGCAGCCAATGTGTATAATGGCATTCCGGAGGCAATGACTAGCCCAAGCATTTGTTTGATTCCCGATGCACCTTATCTTGAGAGCGTTTTAATTAATGGCGCAACAACTAAAGTCAAAATCAATCTGACCGTGACTGGTGTTGTTGCATATATGAACAACGCAGCAGCTTTGGACAACCTCGAACAACTAATGATTGACATTATCAGCACAATGCCATCTGGTTATGAAGTCGGCAATGTCAATCAACCTCAACCATTGGAAGTCGGTGCAGGTAAATACCTTACAGCCGATTTACAAGTCAGCACCTATTACACCAACTAAGGAGAAATCATGCCAACAACAATCGTCACCGGCAGAGACATCACTTTCACCATTGCTGGTGATACTTATGATGCTCAGGCCACCTCAGCAACACTGACTATTGATTCCACAATCAATACATATCAAACACTCGATGGCAAGGCGTATTTTACGACTGATTCACAAGGATCGTTCGCTGTTGAAATGCTTGCCGACTGGCCAGCAGGTGGATCACTGTGCAACGCGCTATGGACAGCGGCAGACACAGCACCAAACACACCATTGGCGGTTGTTTTTACAGCTGCATCAGGATCAACATTTAATTTTGATGTGCAGCCAATTTTCCCATCAGCTGGAGGCACAGCACCAGATGCACAGACTGTTTCACTAGCATTCACCTGTGTGACCACACCAACACTATAAAAAGGAGCTCGGGAGCATGAAACTACCAATCACTATCGAATACACGGACGGCAATGCTGAGACATACATTGCACATCCAGCAGAATGGGCAAAATGGGAAAACAAGACTGGCAACACGATTGGACAAGCTCAAGACAAAATGGGCGTGTCTGATCTGTTGTTTCTTGCATACCACGCAATGAAAAGAGAAATGGCCGGCAAGCCAGCCAAGCCATTTGAGATTTGGTGCGAGACTGTCTCTGACATAATTGTTGGTGATGCAAACCCAAAAGTTACAAATCCGGAAGCATAAATAGGATTCTTTGGGAGGTAGCCATAGCTAGTGGCCAGCCTCTTAGCGAATTTAAAACAGCTGAGGATTTATTGACAGCAATTGAGATATTGGAGGCGAGAAATGGCTGAGGATGCAGTCGCTTTCGAGAAAGCGGAATTAAGAGCAATCATCTACGCCTTTAAAGGCATGGACGATGAAGCCGTGTCGCAAGCCAAATCTGTGTCAAATGGCCTAGCCACTTATCTCCAAGGCAAAATCATTTCCAAATCTCAAGGCAGAGACACAGCTTCACGCCGCATTGCCGAAGGCTCACGGGTAAGCAAATCATCCAAGATTGGCGAAATGTCATTTGGTTTTGCCTCACAAAAATTCTCAGGTGGTGGCACAACTCAGCAGCTTTGGGGCGGCTATGAATTTGGATCAAACAAATACAAGCAATTCCCAATCTGGTCAGGCCGTGAAGGCCGAGGCTCCAAAGGTTGGTTTATTTACCCAACACTCAAAGCTGAACAGCCACAGATAATTGCTCAATGGCAAGAAGCGTTTTCTAAGATTGTGAAGGTGTGGTGATGGTTTCTCAAGGATCAAGAACGCTCAAGCTGTCGCTGCTGGCAGATGTTGCTGAATTTAGCAAAAATATAAAAGGAGCCAGCAAAGACACCGAGACGATTGGCGATCAATTTACGGCATTTGGCAAAAAGGCAGCTGTGGCCTTTGCGGCTGCTGGTGCAGCGATTGGAGCGTTTGCAATTGCTTCCGTCAAAGCTGCTGCGGAAGATGAAACAGGCCAAAGAAAACTGGAAGAAACAATACGCAACACGACCAGCGCAACAGCTGACCAGATTGCCGGTATTGATAAATATGTGACCGCACAAAGCATTGCAACGGCCACCACCGATGACATTATTAGGCCGGCTCTATCTCGCCTTTTGCGTGCTACTGGAGATTTGACCAAATCACAAGAATTGCTCACATTGAGCCAAGAAATTGCAGCTGCAACTGGTAAGCCGCTAGAAGCTGTGACAAATGCTGTTGCTAAAAGCTTTGAAGGATCAAACACGGCTTTGGGCAAATTGGGTGTTGGTATTAGTGCCGCAACACTCAAGACTTTGACATTTGATGAAACACAGCAATTGCTGAACAAAACATTTGATGGTTTTATAGAAAATCAGGCAGAAACAGCTGCATTTAAATTTCAACAAATTAGCATCGCGGTTAATGAATCCAAAGAAGCCATCGGTGCAGCTTTGTTGCCTGTGGTCAAACAATTAGCTGATTTTTTAATTGTCACAGTAGTTCCAGCAATTGAATCATTTGTTGCTGGATTGACTGGTAAAGACAGTTTGAGCGAAGGTCTATCAGAGTCACAAACAAAAGCGGTCGAATGGGGCAAAAAAGTTCGAGGCATTATTGACACAGTTATTGATTTGAAAGATGAATTGACTGTTGCTGGTGCCATTATTGCCACAATCTTTGTGACTGCAAAAATAGCGGCGGCGGTTCAAGGAACAATTGTGCTCATTAAGTCTTTAATCGCAGCCTATAACCTGCTCAAAGCATCGGCATTGGTTGCTGGAATTGCTCAGGCATTTGCTCTAAATCCATTGCTTGGCGTTGGTGCCGTTGCACTAGCTGCTGCCGTTTTAGCTGCCGCCAATGCTTTGGTTGGATCAGATGAGAAATTGCCACAATTTGCTGTGGGTGGAGCACCCGGAGCAATTAAAGGTGGCATAGGTGCGGGAGGCAGTGCAGGAGGTGCCGGAGGCGGCGGTGGAGGCGGCGGTGGAGGTGTCGTTCCAAAAATTACAATTCCGAACATTCCCGAAATCAAAGGTGATGCCGGTGGCACAGAAGGCGTAGCTGGAGCCGGCACAACAGATTCACAAAACACAGCAAGATTGATTGCAGCTGCCGCAGCAGCTAGTGCCAGCATGAGCGACATCAATGCCCGGACAATGGCTATTCGAGCTAGAGAACGCGGAGATGTGCCAGCAACTGTCGTGATCAATGTCAATGCGCCATCAGTCATTGATGAGGAAGGTTTTAGCCGCGCAACAGCCAATGCTCTTAACAACTCGACTTTTAGAGGCACAAATGGTGCAAGCAATTTGGTTTATTTATGACAATTTTTAATCCAATTTGGCGTGTCAAAATTGCAGGTGTTCAATACACAAATTATGTGTTGGCCAACCTCTCGACTACATCAGGTCGCACCAACATTTATGAACAAGCCAATGCCGGATATGTAAGCCTTGAGCTAATCAATTTGGATCAATCTAACATTGACATAGAAATCAATGATTCTGTCACTATTGAATTGCAAGATTCCACAGCTACATTTGTGCCAATCTTTGGCGGCACAGTCGTTGATTTAGGCATTGGCATAGCTGCATCAGGTGTGGTCGGAATCAATCAATCTGTCAGAATTACAGCTGTGGGAGCTTTGGCCAGATTGCCAAAAGCCTTGACCGATGG